CTGGTATAATGATACTGTTAATAAAGATTTAACTGAAAAAGTTATAAATATATGTAGTAATTCAGGTATGATATGTTATGTATATTCAGATAAGTTAAATAATTCAGATAAGTTAAATAATTCAGATAAGTTAAATAATTCAGATAATATCATATTTTTAAAAGATATCGATATTAATATATATTTTAATAAATGTATGATCGGTTGCAATCTTAGTCAAACTATTCCAACAAGAATAAGTTATAATATGTTGACATCTGGAATGAAAGTTATTGAACTAGATACAGAATATACACAATATGATATACCAAGTGATATATTTTTAAAAATAAAAATGGATGAAAATGAAAAAAATATTTTGTCTAAAATAAATGAATTATTTGATTTAGAATACGAATATAATGATTTATATATTGGATACTTAAATATATATAATGAATTAAATAATATTTTAACTTTTTTTAAGAGTTAACTAATTTATAGTATTAAAAATCTTATTATTTATTGTTATCATTGGTAAATTAAATGACATATTTTTTTCTTTTAATAATATTTCTATTATATTTCGTGAAAATATATTATATGTATTAAATAAATTATTGATATTATTTGAATTTTTAAAATGTGTATATGTTATATGATCTTTATTATCTGTTTTTAATATTGCCGTATCATAAAATTTATCAACATTCCCAACAAATATATCTAAATTATTTTGTTTCATATAATTTAAAATTTTATTATTATATTGACTAAAATTTTGTGGTAATATAGAATTAATATTACAAGTTATTAAAAATTGTTTATTTGTCTTTAAAAAATTATTAAATAATAATTTATAGGATAATACTATTTCATTTATTTTATTTTTATTTCGTATCATATCAAAAAATAGTAAATGTTCTATAAATTTTGTATTGAATTTTTTGAAATGATCTATTTTATCAGATTCTTCTGCATGATACATACATATTATTTGTTTATCTATATCTATATTATATGTTTTATAATTAATTAGGTCTAAACTTATAAGATTTTTTATTAAAGATAATTTAAATTTGTTATATAAATTATATATTGTATTTTGTCTAATAAAATCTATTTGGTCACTAAAATGATCATAATTTTTTAATGATATATTTAATTGATTAATTATATTATTAATATTACTCATATTATCTAAAATATTATCAAAAAATATAATATCATCTTTATAATCATCTAGTTCTCCATCATATATAATTCTACTTTTTTCACATAATATTAATTTATTATATTTTAGATAATAATTTAATTCTGCAATATTTGTATTATCTGTAATGTTTTTATTTAATATAAATATTATTTTAGTTTTTGTAATATAATCATTATATTCTCGTCCAAGATTTTCATAAATTACTTTTATTTTAAAATTATTATTTAATTTAGATAATATGTTTTTTCTTCTATTTGATATTTCTCCAATAAATATAATATCATATGCTTGATCATATGTTTGATCATATATATTAGAATTATATATATTAGAATCATTGATAAATTCATATGATAATGGTATAATTTGTATTTTTGATATTTCTTTTATATCATTAGGAAGATTATTTAAATTATATTTATTATAATCTAATATTATTTTTGAATTTCTATAATAATTATTATCTATATCTAAATAATTAATATTATCAAAATTACAAATTATATAATTATCTAATTTTATATCAATCGTATTTTCTAAAAATTTATATGATGTTATAATTTGTAATTTGCTTGTATCTAAAATTTTACTAGATATATATATTTTAAAACCATATTTCTCTAATTCAAATTTTAAAAAACTAGTGATAAAATAATTATATTTATCACATATTATTATAATATCATATTGCGTTAAATCTAATGGTTTTAATATAACTGGAATATTTTTTTTCATTAATTCGATATTATTTCGAAATATTTTATGTGATTCGATACTATTTCTATTATCTATTATTTTATCATCTAATAATAAATTATCATCTAATAAATTTTTAATATCATTAGTATTAATATTAGTATTAGTATTAGTATTAGTATTAGTATTAGTTGTATCATTATTATTAAAATTTGCAAATCCATTTTGAATATTTCTGTTTATTTTTATTAATTTTTTTTCTTGTTTATTATGATTATTTATTTGACCATATATATTAGTTTGTTGTATTGATTTATTAAATTGATTAGATTGTATTGGTTGAATTGGTTGAATTGGTTGAATTGGTTGAATTGGTTGAATTGGTTGAATTGGTTGAATTTGTTGTATTGGTTGAATTGGTTGAATTGGTTGAATTGGTTGAATTGGTTGAATTGGTTGAATTGGTTGAATTTGTTGAATTGGTTGAATTTGTTGAATTGGTTGAATTGGTTGAATTGGTTGAATTGGTTGTTTTTTATTAAAGTGTGATAATGAATATATTTTTCCATTTAATTTTAATGGTTTATTTGTATTTGATGTTATAATATTATCAACATCATTATTATTAACATCATTATTATTAACATCATTATTATTAACATCATTATTATCAACATCATTATTATTAACATCATTATTATCAACATTATTAATATCGATAATATTATCATCAACATCATCAACATCATCAACATCATCAACATCATTAATATTTTTTGATAATAAAAAATTATTAAAAATATTATAATCATCGTGATCACTTAAATCTATTAAATCGCCAGTTTTTTTTAATGGTTGTATATTTTTTGATTGTATTTGTATTTGTGGTTGTATTTGTGGTTGTATTTGTGGTTGTATTTGTGATTGTATTTCTGGTTGTATTTGTGGTTGTGGTTGTATATTTAGATTATCATTATTTTCTTTTCTTTTATTTATTATCATTTTTAAATTATTTTTAATATTTTCCTGTCTATTTAATATTTCATTTTTATTATTAATATTTATATTATTTGTATTATTTGTATTATTTTTATTTTGTATAATATTTTTATTAGATATCAAATTAAGTTTAATAAATTGCATATTTTTATTTTCTGTTTTATTTTCTGTTTTATTTTCTGTTTCATTTTCTGTTTTATTTTCTATTAATTTAATATTTTCATTTTCTGTTTTATTTTCTATTAATTTAATATTTTCATTTTCTATTTTATTTTCTATTTTATTTTCTATTTTATTTTCTGTTTTATTTTCTATTAATTTAATATTTTCATTTTTAATTTTATTTAAAATCTCTTCTTTTAATTCTTCATATATTTTTTTTTGTATACTTTCTTTTATACTTTCTTTTATATTATTTTTTATTTTATTCTCTAATTCAAATTCATTTAAAGATGGCATAATAAATTTATTAGACTCATTTGGTAAATTTGGTAAATTTGGTAAATTTGGTAAATTTGGTAAATTTGGTAATTTTGATAAATCTAATTTTTTAACTGTTATTATTTTTAATGATTTTTCTTTCTTTGTGGCATTATGTTGATTTGTTTCAGATTTTATTTTATCTTTTTCATGTTGATCATTATTTTGATCATTATTTTGATCATTATTTTGATGATTATTTTGATCATTATTTTTATCTGTATCTGTATCTTTATTTTTATTTTTATTATCATTATTTATAAACTTTTTTTTCATAATTATTATATTTTTTTTCATTGATTATTATGATATAAAATATATAACATATATTTAATACTTAAAAATTACATGATGAATATATTGATAGTAAAAATAAATATATAAAGATATTTTTGTATATAAACATATAAATATATGAATATAATAGATATACATAATTATATAAATAAAAATAAAAATAAAAATAAAAATAATAATTTTAATAATATAATAAATATTGAGAGTAAATATAAGACAAAATTAATAGAAAAAATTAATATTAATTTTAAAACAAAAATAATAATAATTGTATCAAAAAATATTGAAACAATTGCTATAAACATAAAAAAATTATTATATGAATTAAAAATAGAATGTGAAATTAAATTTAATATATCAGAACAAGACTGTATAAATTCTCGAAATATAAATGTATTATATTTATTTATTCATACTAGTATGATAGAGCATAATATGATTCCACATAAATTCATTGTGTATCAAATTGAACAATCAAAATCTATTTGGTTTACTGAAAAATATCTATCATATCTTAAAAAAAGTGATTATATATGGGAATTTTCAATGAAAAATAAAATATTATATATTGATAATGACGCAAACTTAAAATCAGATGAATCTAATTTATTGCCTCAGAACAAAAATAAAGCTTTTTGTTCTGATAATAAAATTACATACATGATGATGCCATTTTATTATAATAAAATATCATCAAGATCATTCGATGATTGTGATACAGATATATTTTTTTATGGAACAGATAATAATAGAAGAAAAAATATATTACAAAAGTTATGTGAAAAATATAATATAAAAATAGGATTTAAATTATATGGAAAATTAAAAGAAGAAATGATACAGAAATCTAAAATTATATTAAATTTACACTATTATGAAGATTGTGCACTTGAATCATGTCGTATTAATGAGATATTACAATATGATAAAATAATAATATCTGAAAAACCATCAATTACAGATATAGATAATCAAAAATTATATGAAAATCTAGTTATATTTATAGATGAGATTTTAGATGATTTATCTAATTTAGATCAATTATATGAAAAATTAAATTTTTATCTTGATAAAAATAATTATATGAATTTTATAGAAAAGAGTAATATTTATAAACACGAATTACATAAAAAATCAAAAATTAATCTACAAAAAAATATAGAAAATATAGAAAATATTGTATAAATATTATATATAATTATGAACAGAAATAAAAATAATAATAATAATAATAATATTGATGATAATATTGATGATAATATTGATGATAATAATTTAAAACAAATAACAAATATAAATAATTTAAATAATTTTTTATCAAATATTAAAAATCAAGAAAGACAAATACAACAACAATCACAAATACAACAACAATCACAAATACAACCAATAAAATCAAAACAATTTGTTTCAAATTCAAGATTAAAAAATGCACAATTATCAAATAATCAACAAAATAATCAACAAAATAATCAACAAAATAATCAACAAAATAATCAACAAAATAATCAACAAAATAATCAACAAAATAATCAAAATATTGATATAAATAACTTATCTATAGATATTTTACAAAAAATAAAAGTCAATATTATAAATTATGAAAATAAATTAACTAAATTAACTGTTGATGATATGTTATCTATGGAAGTTATACCCAAAAATATAGTAACAGATACTAGATTAGGATTTATAATATTACGTCATGTAAATTCAGAATTAACCAATAATTATTGGAAAGAATCATATAATTGTATTCGAAAATATTATCCAGATTGTAAGATAATAATTATAGATGATAATAGTAAATATGAATTTATTGATGAAGAAAATAAACTTATAAATTGTGAGATAATAAGATCAGAATTTCCAAAGAGAGGAGAATTCTTACCATACTATTATTATTATAAATATAAATTTTGTGACAAAGTTGTTATAATTCATGATTCTGTATTTATACAAAAATATATCAATTTCTTAGATAACAATAATGTTAAATTATTGTGGCATTTTCCCAATAGATTATATGATTTTGATGAATATACCCAATATTTAATAAAAAAATTAAATAATAAAGATAAATTACTAGATATATATATTAACGATAATAAATGGTTAGGATGTTTTGGAGTTATGTCATCAATAAGATATGATTTTTTAAGACATATAGTTGAAAAATATAATCTATTTAATTTAATTAATTATATCACATTACGATGTCATAGATGTTGTTTTGAACGTATATTTGCAATTATATGTTATGCTGAAAACAATCAAAGTGAATCATATTTTAATAATATTATTACATATATGAATTGGGGTTATAATTTTGTCGAATACAAAACTAAATTAATTAATCGTGATATAATAAAGGTGTGGACTGGGAGATGAAAAAGTATATTATTATATATTATATTATGAATAGATTAACAAACGTAAATGGTAAATATATAAATACAAAAAATATTATAAAGATTCAAAAAACCATTAATATAGTTGATATTAATGATTATTCTATAGATGATATAAAAATATATCCAATTCAAAAGATCATACAAAAAAATATACAAAAAAAATATTTACGTCTTGGTTATACAGAGACAACTTTATTATTTGTTTTTTGGATGAATAATTATAAAAAATTACACGATGAAAGTTTATTAAATTATAGAAATAAATTTACAAGATGGTTATATACAACTAGTGGTTATTATGATAAAACACAAAGTGGACATTATATGAATGTTATACACAAAACAATAAATGATCCAGATGTATATAATACATATATGTCAACTTTGTTAAATTTTTTAGTAAAAGCAGATATATTAGATATAAGATCACATGTTACAAATAATGATACAAATAATTATAATAACTATAATGAATTTAAAAAATATTTAGAACCAACTACAGAACAAAATATGTCTAGAGAAATTGTATATGATTTTATAAAAAATACTAAATTATTGATAATTTCACCATTCGCACCACTTATGAAACAACAAATAGATAATGGAAATTGTAAAAGAATTTATAATGATTTTCCTAATGTAAATAATGTTTTTGATTATAGATACCCATATACTTTTTTTAATGATGGACCACATAATAATATATTAGAAACGCTTGAAAATGAATATACAAAAATAATTAAAATGTATAATATTAATAATTATGATTCAGTTATTATTAGTTGCGGAGCATATAGTAATTTATTAGCACAAAAATTTTACAAGTTGAATAAACATGTGTGTACTGTTGGAGGTGAATTACAAATATTTTTTGGTATAGCAAATAAAAGAGTAAAAGGTGAAGATAATAATTTTGATTGGAAAACTTATGTGGAAAATTATGAAGATCTAAAAAAGGCGAATATAAATACATACGAATCTGCTTTAGAACATTGGAATAAACATGGTAAGAAAGAGGGAAGAACACATAAAAAATTTAATTTTAGTCAATATTGGATTTTAAATATACCAGATGAATATAAACCAAAAAATTATATGCGTATAGAAAATGGTTGTTATTGGTAATAAAGGATATTTTTTTTTATTTTTTTATTTATATATGAATAGATTAAATAGATCATTAAATACATCGTTGAATACAACACTGAATAGATCGTTGAATACAACAATAAATAAAATTAAAATGGATCAGATGAAAAAAAATATGGAATATATAAAACGTATTGAAAGTATTGATCCAACAAAATTAATTGTACATATACAACAGTTTGATGAAAAAAACAATGAAAAAAATAATGAAAAAAATAATGAAAAAAATAATGATAATCATACAAATTTAGGTTTTATAATATTGCGCCATGTAAATTCAGAATTAACCAATAATTATTGGAAAGAATCATATAATTGTATACGAAATTATTATCCAAATAATAAGATAATAATTATTGATGATAATAGTTATTATAAATTTATTGATGAAGAAGATAAAGTTGTAAATTGTGAAATAATAAAATCAGAATTTCCAAAGAGAGGAGAATTCTTACCATACTACTATTATTATAAAAATAAATTTTTTGAAAAAGTTGTTATAATTCATGATTCGGTATTTATACAAAAATATATAGATTTTACAGATGATTTTGATGTTAAATTTTTATGGCATTTTAAATTAAAAGGAGCTGATAATGTTGATTATATAAAATTATTAATTAATAAATTAAATGGATCAGCAAAATTAATGGAAATATATGATTCAAAAAAATGGGATGGATGTTTTGGTGTAATGTCTGTAATAAGACATGATTTTTTAATAAAAATTGTTGATAAATATAATCTATTTAATATAATTAATGATATAACGTGTAGAGATCATAGATGTAGTTTTGAAAGAGTTTTTGCAGTATTATGTTATGCTGAAAAAGATAATAGTATATCATATTTTGGAGATATACATAAATTTATAAAATGGGGATTTAATTATAAAGAATATAAAAGTAATGTTATACAAAAAGACATTATTAAAGTGTGGTCAGGAAGATAATATTATTATTATGATGTATTATTATATGAATAAAATTGTAAAATTAAATGGAAAAATAATAAATAAAAATAATATAAAATTAATTAATAATAATATAAAATTAATTAATAATAATGTGAATAATAATGTGAATAATAATGTGAATAATAATGTGAATAATAATGTGAATAATAATGTGAATAATAATCAAGTTAATAAAAAAGATAATTTTGATAACGTTGATAACTTTGATTGGAAAACATATATTAACAATTATAAAGATTTACAAGATGCAGGAATTAATACAAAAGAATCAGCATGGGGACATTGGATAACTTATGGACAAAAGGAAAATAGAATATATCATAAAAAAATTAAAAATGAAATAATTTTATATAAAAAATATATTAAAATAAATAAAATAGAAAATAAGATGGATAATAAGATAGATGATAAGATGGATGATAAGATGGATGATAATTTTGATTGGAAAACATATATTAATAATTATAAAGATTTACAAGATGCAGGAATTAATACAAAAAAATTAGCATGGAAACATTGGATAACTTTTGGACAAAAGGAAAATAGAATATTTCATTTAGAAAAACAAATAAATTATTTTAATTCAGAATATTATTATGACAAAATCAAAGAATTTATAAATATTTATAAATATACTGAACAAGAAATTATAAATAATGATAAAAATGGTTTTAGATATTTTTGTTATAAATTTTTAAATTATATTAGACAAATAGATTTACCTTTAATTAATTTTAATAATAAGTATGAGACAGTTTTAATAGAATATCGTTGTTTTCCCCATCTTGAATTTTTAATTAGAAATATGATATTAAAATTAGGATCTAACTGGTCATATACTATTGTATGTGGTAATTTAAATTACGAGTTTATAATCAATATGTGTAAAAATATATCAAATAATATTAAAATTATAAAAACTGATTATGATAATTTAAATCAATCAACATATAGTAAATTATTAGCTTCTGTAAATTTTTGGAATTTATTTTATGGTGATAAAATATTGATATATCAAGAAGATTCATGTATATTTAAAACAAATATTAATGATTTTTTAGAATATGATTATATTGGCGCACCATGGTCAAAAAATCAAAATGACAATGAATTGAATGTTGGTAATGGTGGATTTAGTTTAAGAACAAAACAAATTATGATTGATATCATAAATAAAATTAAGATAGAAGATACTAAATTTAATACATCAACATTAGAATATATGAAAAATTGTAATTTAATTATAGGTCCAGAAGATGTTTATTTTAGTTTAAATATGATAAAATATAATATTGGTAAAGTTGCATCATGGGACATTGCAAATAAATTTTCTATTGAGACACAATATAATGATAATAGTTTGGGAGGACATAATTTTTGGTTATGTGATAAAAATTGGAAGGAACATATTTTTGATAAAATATTTAATAATAAAATTTGTTTAATTTCAAGTCCTTATGGATTAGGTATAGGTGGAGGAGAAATAAATTTATTAAATTTTTCAAAATATTTCATTACACAAAAAAAATGTAAAATATATTTATGTATAAATGAAAATAACTTAATTAAATACAATACAATAAAAAATGTTTTAGGAATTGACTATATCCCATTCTTTAACTTTTTTTCATATAATGAAATAACATTTTTTAATAAAAAAGTAGATTATCATTTTGACATGAATAATTTAAAAAATCCAAATAATATTGGATGTGCAAAAGAATATTTTAATAATTTATATCATTGTCAATTTCCATTTGATACTAATGAACTAATAACAAATAATAATATAAATACTTATGGAAATATTATATTAAATTCAGATTATACAAAATATTATTATGAATTATATACAACTAAATATCTTCAAAAAAATCAAAAATTAAGTATTATATATCCTGCATGCATATATGAAAATAATCTTCTGAATGAAGAAAAAATATTAAACATTATAAATAATAAAGATAAAAAATCATTTATAATGTTGGGTAGAATATGTGATAATTATAATAATGCGCATAATAAAGGATATGATGTTGCCTTGAAATATTTTGAAATAATTAATAATATGGGATATACTGATTTTGATGTAAATATAATAGGTACAGTATATTCACAAAATATGTTAAATAAATTAAAATCATACAATATTAAAAATCTAAATTTTTTTTTAAATTGTGATGATGAAACAAAATATAAAATATTAGAAAAATCAAAATATATTATAAATATAACAGGTATTAATAGAAATAAAATAACTGAATCATATAGTTATGAACATTTTGGAATATCAATAATTGAGGGTATAAATTATGGATGTATTCCAATATCTATAGATGGTGGATATCCGCCGTACTATATTAATGAAAACACTGGAATTATTTTTAGTTCAGAAAATGATTTTTTATGTATAATAAAAGAAATAATAATAAATAATAAACCATATAAATTTGACGATATATATTATAAAAAGTTATTAAATAATTTTACTGAGTTTAATTTTTATAAAAAAATTAATGAAATTATTTAACTATTTATTAATATATATAATTATATGATATCTGAATTTGTTGAACCTGGTCATTTTTATTCTGTTATTCCAAATATTTCAGAAAATTATAATGAATCGAATAAAATTAAATATAATGATTTAGATTTTTCAGATGCTTCGCATATTGATATATTAAATGATATAAAAAATTATATTTCAGATTTTGATAAATTGTTTGGAATAAAACAAACTAACAAAATAAACTTTTCGGATATTTACAGTGATATCAATAAACGTCAAGATGAATTAAAATATTCATTAGGAAATGGTGCTTTTGAATGGATGGATGCTAGATTATTATATTATTATATTGTTAAAAATAAACCTAAAAAAATAATAGAAATTGGATCAGGTAATTCAACATTATTAATATATAACACAATAAAACTTCATAATATTAATTGTAATATTATATGTATTGAACCATTTCCCAATAAATGGTTATATAAAATGCGTGATAAAAATATAATAACATTAATAGAAAATAAATTAGAAGAAATTGATTTAAATATATTTTCACAATTAGATGAAAATGATATATTGTTTATAGATTCATCACATGTAGTTAAATTAAACAGTGATGTATTGTATTATTTTACAAAAATATTTCCAATTTTAAAAAAAGGTATTAATATTCACATTCATGATATATTTTTTCCATATGAATATCCTTGGATAAAAGAAGGACGTTTTTGGAATGAACAATATTTTCTATATGTGTTTTTACAATATAATAATAAATTTAAAATTAGATTTTGTAATTCATATGCAGAATATAAACATAAAAATCTATTAAAAATAATACAACATAATTGTTATGAAAATTTAACGTATAATAGTTGTGATAATAATAAAATTTTTTCAGGTGGTTCTATATGGTTAAAAACTCAAATAAATTAAATAAGTTCTAATTTTATATGTTTAAAATAATCAAATTCAATTTTGTTTATTAATTTTTCTTCAAGATCAATATTTCTAAAATTATCCATAAATTTATTGGCATTTAATGTAATTTCCCTACATTTATCATCATTATTTAAACACCATAAATATATCTCATCAATATCACTAAAATCTTCTTTTAACGGTATATAATGTATCCATGGTTCTAACTTACTTTCCATTAACCAACTTTCATATATAGGTTGTTTCATTAAAACAACTGAATTAGATGCTAATTTCCAATTTATTCCAGAATCTTTTTCATTTCCTTCGATGCTAATTATATATTTATATTTACAAAAATCATCTAATGATATTTCTGATTTTTGTAAATATGAATATTGTGGTATATAATCAAAAATACATGATAATCCAACATTATATTTTTTATAATATAAATCACAAAATTTTATTCTGTCACCATTACCAGTTGGCGCACCTCTCCATATTATTTCATTTTTTTTTGAAGTCCATTCATAATTATCTTTAAATGTATAAAATGGACCCCAATGTCTTCCAAATTGTAGTTTTAATAATAATGATAAATCTGAATGATTATTTATTTTTCTTGTTTTTTGAAAACATGGCATATTATTATTTTCATAACCATCATCTGTCACAATAATAAAATCAGAAATATTATTATTTTTGATTTCATTTTTATAATTAATATTATTATTTAAATCATGTGTTATATATAATGGATAATTATTTTTATATTCTATATATTTTTTATCAATAATAAAATTATAATTATAATTATTATTAAAAATTTTATTTGTATAAAAATCATATCTCTCCTGAAAATTCATTTTAATATAATATGCGTATATAAAAAAATATTAAAATATATTAATATTTTATAGTGATTTTATGTTATCCTATAATAAAGCGAAGTTGTTTTATGAACAATATTGTGAAAATAATATTGATTTTTTAAAAAAAATGTTTAATAATAATATTATTAATGATATTAAAGATGACGATATAAATGATAACAATAATATAATTAATAATGATTTATATGAAGAACAAAATTTAGATGATTTAACTGCAAAATATATAAATAATACTTTAATTACTACTCGTTTTGGATGTGTAGAATCTAAATTTATATTACAATATCATTTTAATAAATATATTACTGATCACAATAATACATTACATAATATAGATATAAATATGCGAATGAATGCTGGTTTATATTATAAAAATCTAAATGATAAAAATAAGGTATTACAATGGTGGATTGATAATAGTATAGATTTATTACATAATTCAACTTTAACATCTTGTTTATTATTTTTAAAATATGATTTAATATTATGGAGTTCATTAAATTTTCAAAAAAAATATTATAATTGGGGATATTTATATAAAATTATATTAAAAAATTCAGAAAATAAAAAAATATTATATATAGGAAATAATATTGATAGTATTAATTATGCATATAATAAAGGAATACAAAATGCATGGAAATTTCCTGTTTCTAAATTTTCTTTGTATTCTTTAAAAACACCACAAACTACATTGAATATGGAATATCCAGATATTACAATGATAGAAACAACAGAAAAAATAATTCAGGAAATAGAATTAAAATATAATGATTTTGATACAGCATTATTAGCTTGTGGTGCATATGGTCCACCAATTATTAATATTTTAAGAAAAAAATTTAATAATAAAAATCTAATATATATGGGGTCAGATGTATTTAAAATATTTGGCATATATTCACATATAATGTCCATTCCAGAAGATGATGATATAAATAAATCAGGTTGGATTCAAATATTAGAACCATGTGATCCCAGATGTAAAAATATTGATGGAGGTAAATATTGGAAAATATAATAACATAAATTAATCACTATAAAATTTTCTCAAAAATATTTCGTATTTAATTGGTAGATATTTATTATTACATATCTTAATTTTTTGAAATACGATGTCTCTATAAAATAAATCATTATGTGTTTCTATATTTTTTTGTATATTTTCTAAATTAGTAATATTTGGTATGTTAAATTCCTGATGTGAAAAACTAATTAATTTATTATAAATAAAACATTTATCACCAAAATATGACAGATGCCAACCTCCATTTTTAATTTTTGGTATATCTTGTAATCTAAATAAATCATTTATATTTACATTCATATCTTTTAATATTTTATATGATAAAATCTTAGATTGATACCATTTATCCATATTTTTTGTAGTAAGATTATAATAATATAAATCCATTTCTAAATTATATATTTGTTCTATTTTAATATTATTTAATAATATTTCTGTTAAGGTAATTGGATCTGGAATTTCATCTGCATCTCCTATAATAATAATATCATCATTATTTATTTGAGCAATAGAATTTAACCCATGAATAATACAATTTCTTTGGAAATTTTCATTTTTCCATTGGTCATTATCTGATATATTTATATTTGGATATATATATGGCATATCTTTAACAATAATATGTATAATTTTTTCTTTAAAATCATCATATAAATGTTTATTTTCATTAAAATAAAGTTTTTTTTCTTTACCTACAAAAGTATGGGTAGATTCAACTATAATAAAATAATCAATAATTTCATTTAATATATTAAGTCGATATGTTAATAAATCTATTTCATTATAAAAAATGAAACAATCGATCATTAATTTTTTGGAAGTCATTTATAATATTATTATATAATATTATATAATAATATTTTTTGTTCAATATTATTCATTATTATATTGTTTAATCCAATTATTGTTATGATCTAATACCCATGCAAAAGATTTTAAATTTAATCTTTTTATATTTAAATTTCTATATTTATAATATAAAAATATTGCAGTTTCTGGATGTATTATATTTGTATTCGGCAATACTGATACATCCAAAAAATTTATATGATCACATAATATTTTTGTGTTTTTATAATTACCAACAGAAAGTGTCACGGCATACGCTCCAACACCATACATATTCCAATCTATTTCAGTGGGGACATATACATTATTTAATCCATTGTCTAATATATATTTATAATCTATTTTTTTATTATTATAAATTATTGTATCACATCTAATTGTAACTATTAAATCAAATTTAATATTTGTTTTTTCATAAAATTTTTTTAGTGTACTTATACATTTTTTTTTGATATAATATCCTGTTATTACATGTCGTAATGATTTATGAATATTACTATCATCTATCTGTATATTTTTATATTTTTCTTCATAATAATCAATTTTATCATTTTCTAATTCATATCTAATTACAAAAGATTCTGGAAATATGTTTTCAAATATTTTTTCTTCTGTTTTCCAACCAGTATATAATATATAAAAATTATTAAAATTATCTTTTATTTGATTTATAGTATCATTTAAATATATCATTGCTCTTTCTTGCCCATAAATATTTATACAAATATATATATATATATATATATATATATATATATATATTATTAAAAAAATGAAGTAAATATAAATTAAGATTTTATATATAATTTATAAAATTAATATAATATATAATTATAATATGGAATATTATAGTATTAGAGATAAATGTATATTTTGTAATAATAAATTAAATGAAACATATTTTAAAAAAGATTATTATAATTATTTGGGACATTATTCTATATCAATGGATTACAACAAATATATAAAAATACCATTTAATATATTCATATGTTCAAATTGTAAAACTATACAAAACAAATATTTAGGTAATTTAAATGAAATATATAAAATAAATCATGCAGACAGTACAGGTTATATAATGAATTCACTACATGAAAAAATTGTGAATTTAATTGTTAAATATAATTATAATATAAAAAATATAATAGAAATTGGAAGTTCACATGGTAATCTAGCTGATTTATTGTTGGATAAAATACAATGTAAATATAATATAATGTAAATATAATATAATAAAACCATGTTATGAAGGTAATAAATATAATAAAATTATTTTTGATGATTTTTATGAAAATATAGATGATACAATAATTGATGCAAATACAATAATTATATCTCATGTATTTGAGCATTTTTATAAACCAATGGAGATATTGGAAAAAATTTATAATAATAAAAATATTGATAATTTTTTTTTAATATTTCCGGATTTAGAATATTATATAAATAATAACATTCTTCATGTTCTTAATATAGAACACACATATTATATTGATAATGATTTTTTAATTAAAATATTAAAAAATTATGGTTTTATATTAATAGAACAAATTGAACATTTAAATCATTCTAAAATATTTTATTTTAAACGCATAAATTTTATTATTCAAAATGTAGAACATATAAATACACACTATAATATTGAAAATTTTTATAATAATATATTTAAAAAAATAAATAAATTTAATGATATCATAAATAATAATAAAGTAATTTATATATGGCCAGCATCTATTCATACAATATATTTAACAATATTTGGATTGCTATATAATAAATTATCTGGTATGTTAGATAATAGTATAAATAAAATAAATAAAAAAATGTATGGAATAAATTTACCAATATTATCATTTACGGATGTTGTTAAAAAAAATGATAATAATACTATAATATTATTAAATGGTGGTATATTTAATATAGAAATAATTAAAAAAATAATTGAATCAAATATTATTTATTATGATTAAAATATTCATACCAATAATTATATGTTTTATAATCATTTGGTGTTCCCCAACATAAATAATTTTTTACATTAAAAATTTTACATTTATATCCTTTTTTAATTAATGGTTCGATTAAATTATCAACATAATATTCATTATTTGTTTTTATTTTATAATTATAAATATATTGCAATCCTTCTAAAAAATAAGATGCTTTCTTAAAATGCATTGTTCCAATTATTGCATATTTATTTTCACAATCAGTAAATGGTTTTTTAATAGATACTCTTTTTATATAATTATTTTTATCAACATCTAACCATGCGTACATATTTGGATATAATTTACTTGTTGGATTATTGGTAAAACTCCAAATAATAATATCAATATTTATATCTTCCAATAATTTTTCATATTCAGTTATATCATAATATACACCATTATCACAAGCAGAAATCATGATAGGTTTATTTAAATCTATATTATAATTAAATGCCATTTCACATGTACATGCTTGTCCTTCTGTTATATTGTTAATACTCAATATTTTTATATTAGAATAAATTAATTTTAATGCATCATCAATTTTATATTTTTCTAAATGAGAATATTGACAAATAAATATTTTATTTTTTGTTTCCGGTAAACATTCTATAGCTTTAATAATCATTGGTTTATTTTCGATTTTTAATAATGGTTTTGGAATTATATATCCATCATTAAAAAATCTACTACCTGCACCAGCCATTGGTAATATTAATGTTGTGTCATATTTATCAATAAAGTTCTTATTAAAATTTACATTCCGTTTTAAAAAATAGTTGGACCAAGTTAAATATTCTTCTAAATCTTTAGGGGTTCCCCATTGTAACATTTTTTCTATTTCAAAAATATAAATATCTAATCCATCTTGTTTCATTAGATTATAAACCATACTAACATAATATTCATTATTTATTGCTAAATTTAAATCTATTAATTTTTTAAAATATTTTTTGACTATAAAACCTGATTTAAAATAATATGTTCCATTTGATGCATATTCATTCATTTTATTATTAGTAAATGGTTTTTTTTCTTGAATTTCTATCATATAATTATTTTTTTCTTTTACAAATGCATAATTATCTGTACCTAACATATGGGGATGAAAACCTCTATAACAAGCTATTGCACCATCAACATTATTATTTTTTATAATTTCTTTAAATTTAGTAAAGTTCCATTGTGTTCCATAATCACAATAAGATACAATAATTTCTTCATTATCATCAATTAATTCTGATGCTTGTAATACTGCATCAACCGGACCTTTTCTATTATTAACTGAAACTTCATAGATATTACAATCTCTTTTTATATTTTTTAAAATATTAAAAATATTTGTATTTTTTAGATGTTCATCATTACAAATAAATGTAAATTTAGATTCATTTGGGAAAAGATTTATTACATGTTCAATAATCGGTATATTTTCTATTTCTATTAAAAATTTTGGTAAAATATAACCAGCGTCAATAAATCTTTTTCCGATACCAGACATTGGAATAATAATATGCATATAATATTATTATTTTATATTTTTTTAAATATATAAACGTAATAATATATTTAATGAATAATATAAAAAAATATATTTTAATTAAAAACATAAAAAAAAATATAAAAAAAAATGATATAATAAATAATAATAATATTAATAATAAAGAATTGTTATTTATTGGTTATTCTGCTTATGGCGATTATTTGTCTTTAAACGGAATGACAAGATATTTATTAAATTTTTTTAAAAAAATTTATTATATAACTGAACATATTAATCATATTAAATATATTGAAATTTTATATAATGATATTTTAGATAAAATTAATATTTATACATATGATAATATTGATTTTATTTTAAATAAAAATAAAAATAATATAATAATTTTTAATCAAATGTTAAATAATAATAAAAATCTATTTTTAAATGATAATAATAAAAATATTTATTATAATTGCGATAATAATATTTCAAAATATTTGAATAATGAAAATATTATTATCAATCAGAAAAATATAAGTAATAGTACAAGTTTTTATTTTAATAATGGATTAAATCCTGGGATTATTAATGATTATTTTTATTTTAAACGTAACTATTTTGAAGAAGATAAATATTATAATTTTGCATTAAATAAAATTAACATATCACCAGAAGATAAATATATAATTATTTCTGAGCTAAATAATATAAAAATAAATTATGATTATATTGTTAAAAAAAATTTAAAAACTATTAATATATGTAATTTAGTTGAACAACCATTATATTTAATAAAACTCCTTGAAAATGCAGAAGAAATACATTTGTTTGAACATTCAAACGCATTAATGATATATTATCTACAAATAACAAATAATTTTAATTATAAAAATATTATATATTTACATTTATATGTTAGAAATAGAGGAAAATCTATAAATGACATGTATAAATTTCCGAAATTAACAAATTGGGAATTTATAGAATAATTTTTATATAATATATTATTATTATATGAAATATAAATTTTTAATTAATAATATTGCAACAGAATATTATATTTATGATATTATTAATTTAATAAAAAAAAATCCAGAAAAAGAATATTATAAAATAATAAATAATAATAAAATTAAAATAAATATTAATTTAATTATAAATACACAATTTATATGTCATAGGATAAATAAGATTGATGAAATAAAAAATATAAATGAATCTTTTGGTTTGGAATTTGATGTAAGAGATGATCATGAATCAAATGAATTAATATTAGCACATGATCCATTTGTATCAGGTGATAATCTTGATTTGTTTCTCAAGCGATATAAACATAATACATTAATTTTTAATATAAAATCAGAAAGAACTGAAATAAAATGTTTAGAATTAATAAAAAAATATAATATATCAAATTATTTTTTTTTAGATTCATCATTTCCAATGATATATTTATTAAATATAAAATATAATAACAATAATTTTGCATCTAGATTATCTGAATTTGAACCTTTAAATTTTACAGAAAACATCAAAGATTATATTCAGTGGATATGGGTTGATTGTTTTACATATTTGCCATTAAATAAAGATATATATAATAACATAAAAAAAATAAATAAAAAAATATGTATTGTTTCTCCTGAATTACAAGGACAATATGATAAAATATTTGAATATAGAAATCAATTAATAGATAATAATATAATACCAGATGCAATATGTTGTAAACAAAATAATATTATATATTGGATATAATATATTTGATCTATGATTGAAGGAGTAATTTTTGATTTTGATAATACTTTATATAATTATGATTATGTTAATAATTTAAGTCTGAATGAATTATTTAAAAATATACATATAAATAATAATATTGATTTAAATATAATTAAAAATGAATATGATAAAATTAATAAGGAAATAAAAAAATCTAATAATTATGCAAATAAATTTAATAAAGCAATATATATAAAATATTTATTAGAAAATTTAAATATTAATTATACATATTTTAATATGTATTTAGAAATTTATAATAATACATTTTATGAAAATATAAAATTATATGATAACGTTGAAAATATTTTGATTTTATTTATAAAATATAATATTAAAATAGGATTGAATACAAATAATTTATTTTTACAACAAATAAATAAATTAAATAAATTAAATATTACTAAATATTTTGATATTATTTATACTAGTAGCGAAGATGGTAATGAAAAACCAAATATTAATATTTTTAATAATATAATACAAAAAATGAATATTAAAACGGAAAATTTAATATATATTGGTGATGATTATTTAAATGATATAGAACCATTACAAAAATTAAATATATTGGGATTTCAATATATAAATAATAAAATAAATATGAATATAAATATATCAGATAAATTTATAAAATTTGGTGATTATAATATATTACATAATTTTTTTTATCAGTATTTCAAAAAAACAAATGAATTAATATTTTTAAATAAATATTTTGGTCAATCTATATTAAATATTCAGGGACAAGGTGGCAATATATCAGTAAAAATAAATAAAGATTTTATGTTAATTAAATCATCAGGAACAATTTTAGGAAATACGTCATATAATTCTGGGTATTGTATGGTAAATAATGATTTATGTAATGATTTTTTAAATAATAATATAGATACAATTAATAAAACAAAAATATTTGGTATTGATAATCCATCAATTGAAACATATTTTCATTCTTTTATGAAAATATATACAATACATTTACATTTTACTTTATCAAATATATTTTTATGTTCAAATAAAAACTATATTCTAGATGAATTAAATCTCCCCTTTAAAATTATAGATTATGAAATACCGGGAATAAAATTAGCAAAATTAATAAAAAATCATTACAATATTAATGTTGATATATATTTTTTAAAAAATCATGGATTAATTATTACAAGTGATACTATAAATAATATTTTTGAATATTATAAAATAATTTTTGAATATTTTAATAATAAATTAAATAAAATTTATTTAAATGAATATTTTTGTTTTGATATAAATAGAAAAATATATGAGAAATTTAATAAAACTATAATATGTAGAATTTATAATAATAATAATATAAATTTTATAAAAAATATAAAATATTGTTTTCCAGATCTTGCAGTATATATAATGAACATAATATTAATAAATAGTTTGGATAATATTTTTAATTTAAATTATATACCAGATATAATTATTTTTAATAATCTAGTATTTATTATAAGTATAAATCTAACAAAATTATATTGTTTGATAGAAACTATTGATTCTTATTATAATATATGTATAAATTATATTGATTTGTTAGAAATAAATAAAAATATTATAGAAAATATGGAACAAGAAAAAATACGAAAAATAAATTAGTGTATAATATTATAATATTATGAATATTATAAATTTTAAAACTTTGGATTATGTAAAAATATCTGATAAAGATTCAACTGAAAGAGATATTGGATATTCATTAATAAAAAATTGTATTATAGTAGGAAAAAATTCATATTATCCAAATGTATTATTGTTTAATAATATATTAATATCACCATATGATGAAAAAATAATGTCATTGAATCAAGAAAGTTTTTATGAATCTAATAAATATGAAATAATAGAAAATGTATATAAAAATACTATTATTTTTAATCCTGTATTTTTTTTTATTTATAATTTTGATAATTATTATCATTTCTTATATGATACTTTACCATATTTATATACATATATAGAATTAAAAAAATATATACCAGAATTAAAAATATTAATAAATTATCCTAATAAAAATATGAAAAATTTATATAAATTTAATATTGAATTATTAAAAAAAATAATAAATATGAATGACATATTATATCATAATGATGATTATATATACAAAGAATGTTATGTATCATCATCATTAACACATGGAGGTTATTCAAATAATCCTCCAAGAAAAGAAATTTTTATTATTTTTGATATAATAAAAAATAATATATGTTTAGAAAATATAAATAATAAATATAAATATTTAAAAAAAATTTATATTTCACGAAGAACTTGGATTAATAATGATAAATCAAATATTGGAACTGATTATACAACAAGAAGAAAAATGATAAATGAAGATAATTTTGTTAATTATTTAATAAAAAAAAATTTTATAGAAATATTTGCAGAAAATTTAAATACAGATGAGAAAATATATTTATTTATGAATACTAATATAATAATTGGAAGTATTGGTGGTGGAATGGCAAATCTTTTATTTTCTAATAAAAAAGTAAAATCTATAATATTAATTACTCCATTTTTTCTTAATATTAATTATAGATTTAAATATAGTTTAGAAAAATCAGATTTTAATTATTTTTATGATATTAACACTTATAAAAATTCAATTATACCATTATATTGCAGAATAAAAATTTTAAAAAATAATAAAATTGGAGAAATTATTAATTTTGACAAAGATACCAATAAATATTTAATAAATATATCTAATAACGATGTCGTAGCCTTTAATAATACTATTAATTTTAACAAAGAATATTATTATGAAAATGAATTTATTTTATTGGATAATGGATTAAATTCACCTTATGTTATTGATATAGATAAATTTAATAATATATTTTATAATATATAATATATGAACTTATGTTTTATGATATGTGGACAACCACGCAGTATAAAAATGATAATTAATAATATTAATAACCTATTTATTGATTATAATTATCATTTTTATTTGTCTATGACAAAAAATAAAGATTTATATCAAACAGAATATATAAATAAAAATGATATATGTGATTTATATCATGATGATAAAATTAAAAAGATATTATTAATTGATGATATAAATGATAATTCATTTAGAAATTCATTAAATTATATTTCGAAAATTATTAATGTAATAAACATAATTGATAATAAATATGATATGTATATAATATTAAGAACTGATTTAATGTTTAATAATATTAATTTTATTTCTAATATTATTGATGATAAATTATATTTTTGTTTTCAACATTATAATCAATATATAAAAGATATTAAAAATAAAATAAATGATAATATTATTATTTCTACAAATTTCCAAAATATAAAAAAATTACAAAACTTATATACATATGCACTAAATAATAATAATTTTTCAGAAATTATTTTATATAATTATTTATTTAGTTATAGTATTGATTATAAATTAATTAATATTGATTATAAATTAATTTTATCAAGTTGTAATATTATAGCTATAGCTGGAGACTCCGGTTCTGGAAAATCTACTTTATTAAATTATTTAATAAAATTATTTGATGGTAATTTTTTAAAATTAGAAACAGATAGATATCATAAATGGGAAAGAGGACATATAAATTATAATACATATACACATTTAAATCCATATGCAAATCATTTAGAAAAAATGTCTGAAGATATTTATAATTTAAAAATTGGAAATGATATATATACTGTAGATTATGATCACAATACTGGTAAATTTACATCTCAACAAAAAATAAAATCAGCAAATAATATTATATTATGTGGATTACATACATTATATAATGATAAAATAAATGATATTATAAATATAAAAATTTTTATGGATACTGATAGAAATTTGATTCGGAAATGGAAAATAAATAGAGATGTAAAAGAACGAGGTTATAATATTGATAAAGTATTAAAACAAATAGAACATAGAGAAAAAGATTATGATGAATATATTAAAAATCAAAAAAATAATGCTGATATTATAATAAATTATTATGAAGAAAATAATTTAATTTATTGTAAATTAATTATTATAAATAAAATATTTATTTATAAAATATTATTATCAACAGAAAAATTATTTTATATATTTGATGATAATAAAAACATAATATTTTTATTTACTGACAATTTTAATAACAATATATGTAATATTATAAAACAAATTTATTTGGATTAAATAAAATTATCCGTTAAATGGTTTATTTGTGTTTTAACACCATACCTCTTTAATAGTTTCTTTATTTCTTTTCTATTTTAGATATATGATTAATAATAATAAAAATATTTCTATAAAATAAATAATTATCAAAATGAATATATATTATCATCTATAAGAAAATTATAAAATATTTATAATTTTACATATTCAAGTCAAAAATATTTACTTCAATTTATATTGCACATATATTATTAATATATTTTTCCCGGTTTGTAGGTATACATATATATAATAATATTTATAGGCATTATATAAAAGTTAAACAAAATTAATTTATTTAAAAATATTTATATAAAATTATTAAAGAAATATTTAATTAGAACTAAAACATTAAAAAAAATATATACAATAAAACAGAAACAAAATATTATTTTGTTTCTTTTTAACGCTTGGGAATTATCTTTTAATAATTCCCAACCGATACTACATTTATAATTAATAAAAAAAAGATTAATTTGTAAAGCAATAAATAAATATATGAAAAAAATAAAAAAATGAAACGCTTAAAAAGAATAAAATATAATTTTATTCTTTTTAATCTTGAGGGAAAAATCAAAAATATTTTTGATTTTTCTCCGCAACAAAGTTTGTATTATAACAGATAATAAATTTATTCCTATAGATATACAAAAAAACAAGCAATCTTAAAGATTGCTTGTTTTTTCTAGAGAAATTATTTAAACATTAGTTTAAATATTTTCGTTACAAATATTTAAAGGAATTTTGAATGATTCCAATATTCTACAACAACAATTTATAAATATATATACTAATATAAATTATTCAAAATATTTTATTGCAGACAACTGAAAGAAATAATAATTTTTAAATTATTATTTCTTAGTGTAAAAAATAAATTTTTTTCGGTTATTGTTTCTTAAAAATAAGAAATATATTAATAAATATATTACCTATAATTTTTTTTTTAATAGTATTGTTTAATATTTATATTGTTTCTTTTTTTAAATTTATTAAGTATCAATATACAAATAAAAATTTATTTTTTATATATTTTTATACAAAAAATAGATCTTAGAAAATTTGTCATACCTTCGGTAGTAAATTTCTATGTATATTTTTATTATTTTAGTATTTGCATATTCTTTTTATAAAAAATAAGTATAATAAGCCTTCATAATTATCAATATATTTCTCATATCTATTTTCTAATTTATGATTACTTTTTAAATTACTAAATATATGTTCTATTTTAATTCTTTTTTTATATCTATTCTTTTCGTTTTTTGTTAATTTATTTATTTTATTTTTATCTTTAGTGTTTCTTCTATTAAAAGGAATTATAGGTAATATATTTTTATTTATTAATATATTCCTTATTTTTGAGGAACAATACCCCTTGTCTGCAATAAAATATTTTGAATAATTAATATTAGTATCTATATTTATAAATTGTTGTTGTAGAATATTAGAATCATTCAAATTTCCTTTAAATATTTGTATGTCTATAGGAATAAATTTATTATCTGTTATAATACTAACTTT